GTTCTGGTTTTCGCGTTTTCTTTTCTTCTACTGGCATAGTTTCCTCCTATGATTAATATTCATGCAAGAGATCCTCCGGATCCTTGATGGTTGCTAAAATTTCATCATCGTTTAGCATTCGAACTTCTCCCCCTTCGATCTTGAACCGTGATCCCGCATAACGCGCAAAGATCACCCAATCACCCTTCTTGCACCACGGACCACGGCTATACCGTTCTTTATCGGAATAACAATCGGGCCCCATGGCCAAAACTAAACCACAAACAGTCCCTAGCTGTTGTCGTTCTAAAGCAGCTTCAGCTAAATGAATACCACCTTTAGTTCTTGGTTTAGCTTGAAAGGGTAATACTAAAATTCTCCAACCTGTAGGCTCTGGAAGTTTCCTCGCTTCAGGTGGCTTATTTCTTTTTTCTTCTGCTTCTTGAGCAGCTTTTTTTAAATCGGGTTCTAGAGCTAATTTAATTTTTGGGATTTCTTGGGTCTTTGTCGATTCTAACAACGTTTCCTTGGTCTTCATAATGCTCCTTTTTATTCAGCAGGTTAGAGATTTCCTGAAGCACTGATTCCAGTGCACTGATTTGTCCGGTAATATATTTATATTTATCAAAATTGTCAATAGACCCTGACGTGACACTTGAAGCTAACGAAGCCAACTTTTGCTTTATCTCTCGTTGGAGTCTTAATACAAAATCAAATTCTGACATTATGCTTTTTTCTTTTTCTTCTTCTTTTTAGGCTTACTACCGTATTCTTTTGCCCATCTTCTAGCTATCTCTGGTTCATTTTTCCAAAGATACTTTCTTTGTTCTTCTGATTTAAATGGCATTATTTTTTACCACCCCTAAATATTTGAGTGCCCTTTATACCAAATATGCTCGCGCATACTAAAATCCATAAATTTGTAAACCATGAGGGAAGCGCCTGGAAATGTTCAAAGAACACTTTTATCTTCTCCATAGCCGCCGGATCATCCGACCATACCCCCCAAGCCTAAATTATTATGGGCAGTGTGAGAATCGCTAAAACTACCTCGTCCTTATAGTCGTTTTGCCGAGCCTCTAAAAGTTTGCCCTGGTATTGTTCTTCGCCGCTGGCCATCTTTCGCGCATGCATGTGTTGTGCATCAGCCATAGCCATCTTTGTCTCTTGACGCTTTTTGTAAATGTGAGTTCCAGCGTTAAGAGCTAATTTAATTGCTCCAAACCACATACTAAACCCAAGTTACGTCTTTTTGTCGTCTAGCAGCGCCTGAGCCAGAAACAGGTTGTTTGTTTCCAACTGCTAATCTAGATTTTCCTCTAATGCTAGTTTCTGATCTAGGATCAGTTATAACTTTAGATGCTTCTAACTTAACAGGCTTACTTTTTTTATAATTCCACGCCATTATGTGCTCCTTTTTTATTTATTATAGCTCTTTTTTTAGTGTTTGTCACTATCTAGAGCTTCCATTTGTTTTAGGTTTCATTTTTGCAAGTGTCAATCTGTTTTCATTTGCCATTTCTTGCTTCTCAATTGAAGTATCAGCTCGAAGTTCTGCTAATTCTTCATTCTGTTCAAGCTTATCTTCATTAATATCTCTATTTTGAACTAATTTAGCTTGATCAATTTCTAATTTTTTACTCATTTCTTGTTTTTTACGTTCATTTTCCATTGCTCTTAAATCAACTTCTCTAGATTTAAGTTTAAGAAGTGGATCATGATCGAATTGTGAAGTAATTTTCTTTTCTTCCTTCATAAAGTCTTCAGTCATTTCTGCAATCAACACCGCTTTTCTTGCTTCAATAGTTTGGGTGATTTGTTGTACCTGTTGTTGCGCCTGTGGATTCTGTGCAGCTTGTTGTGAAAGCACTTGTAACTGCTGAATCTGTTCTCTGAATTCTAGTTGTACCTGTTCTTGAGCCATTAGACTAATATGCTCTAAAATATTTTTCTGTAACGCAGCCATAACCGTTGGATTGTTTCTAACCATGTTAGTTGACATGAAATTCAAGTGCGCTGTAACGTGCGCTCTGTGGTCCTGTCCTGGAAACGCCTGGAAAGGCTTTCCACCTAATGCATCAATGTGTTCTAACGATGGATCTTTAGGAGCATTGGGCGCCGGTGGCGGTAAAATTCTATCTATGTCTTTTAATCCTAACGCTTCGTACATTTTTCTAAATGCCATATATAAATTGTGCATTTGTGGATTAGACATCGCTAACTGTAGTCCAGTTTGTGCCAATGTTAATCTTTGTGACATTGAAAAAATGTTTGGATCCGCTACTGGTAATACATCTACTTTTTCATCAAAGTCTGTTACTTTAATATTTCTTTGTCCGCCCACAACATCGTATGGATATTCAGGTGGTAGATACTGAGCAAATACTTTTGCTAGTAATTTAAATTCTTGTTTTAGAGCTACATACAATCGTTTATGGATTGCTGACATTACTCTTGAACCCCGTTCTAAAAGAGCCACGGTCGTACCAACGGCTGCGCCTTGGTTCCCGTCCCCGACCTGCATGTCAGCAATGGACGCGAATCTCTGTCCTGCTTGAACTACAATTCCCATCAACTGCAATAAAGTAGCTGAAGGTTCCTTGTATGGTAAAAATACAAATGCATCTTTTAGATTACCACCAGGCGTATCCACATCTTTGAATTCTCCTGGTTGTATCGGTTTAGCGTCATCTTTAACTCTGACACCTCTCTGTTTAAATCCGGCTGGTAAATTAGATAAAGTCCCCGCGTCTAATAATTGACGGAGAGCAGACGTTGCTGTTCTACTCAAACCGCCAATCATATGAATGAGTCCAAATCCATAAAATCCTAGTCCTGGCAGAAACTTGAAGTGGACAAAATATTGGACTTTATTTTTTAGTGGATCATTGGGCGCAAAGTTTCGTCTGATTGACAAAACTTTTTGACTACCTTCTTCGACTGTAACGACGTAAGGTAATTTTATTCCTGTTGGTTCACCATCTTGACCAACATCTTCGAAACCTTCTAAATCCAGATTCACGTGACATTCTAATAAATTATAAATGCTTTCTGTTCTTGTGGATTTAGAAGTTCCTTCTAATTCTCTTTTCTTATCAACAACCTTATCTGCATCTACAGAGACAGGTTTTGTTAATTCAATATCAGAATAGAAACCAGCAACTTGCTGTTTTCTTAAATCATTTTCTGATGTTTTTACAACATGGACCACCGCTTCCGCATCGTCTAATGAGGTAGCCGTATACGGAACTACGAGGTCGTCTGCTGGAACGAACTTTGAAACAGCTCGTCCTAATAAATCATCATAATAAACTTTTTTAAAAGTAGAACCGCTAAGCGGTAGATGAAATAACATTTGATCAAATTCAGGTTCGTATTCCTTCATCTGATCCATGAGTTGATAATTCATAAAATCTTTAACTCTTTGTGATTGAGCTTCTTTGGCAGGATTGGATATTCCGATAACCTGAGTTCTAACGGGTCCATCTGCCGGGAGTAATTCTTTGTAAGCTAATGCCTGAAACTGTGTAACAGCTTCAGCTAAAACCGGGTGAGTTGCACCGGATGCTCCTTGAAAAGGCTCATTTCGATTATCGTATTTAAATCCTAAAAGATCTAAACCATTAGTATAAGAACTTTCCCAATCTTTTCTGGACATTTTATAGTCCGTGTAATTTTGTCTAAGTTGAATTCCAACTGGGTCTAAAACATCTTCAGGTAAAATATCTGCTAGGTTATCAAAGTGCGTGTTTGACTGAGCCTGATTCACGGCTCCTGGTTCAAAATTAACTGTAGCACCACCCTCTTCATCAGGGGTTACTTCTACAGGTTGTCTTTGTTTTTCTTCCGTAATGTCAACATCGGTTGGCGCCTGCGCGGGCGGAATTTCAATCTCGTGTCGAACGTTCGGGAGTGATTTATCTATGTCTGCCATTTATACTCCTACCATTTTCTACCATTATTATATAGTGAACGCAACCCTTGTGACATGGGTCCCGAATCAGGGGCCACGGTTCTTGTTAGACCGCCGTCTGCCATTTTTGAAACACCGCCAGCTATTCCGATCTTATCCAGTAAGTCTAAACCTCCACCT